AAATATTCTTTTATTTCTTTTTTCATCTTATATTCCTATCTTTTATATATTCCTTAGATGTTTTTGATAATACTTTTTGATAATCCTTTTTACAGTCGTGTAGTTCCATTTCTTCTTTTTTGTCATCAATGTTAGTATTACAATCGTTGCAATACCATTTATCCCAAGAATGACCATCATCATCTACATGATAACCAATCCAATCAATATTTTTATCCATTGTTTACCTTTCTAGCTTCTTCTTCTGTTATTTCTTTATAAGACCAATCAAACATACTGCACAATTCGTCTAACGTGCTTTCTTTATGTCTCTTTAGCATTGTAGGTGTATACTCATCATCTTGTAAGACATCATCTTCATGTAAATCAATTAATGATTGTCTTAGATGTTCCTTGTTATCATAAATATACTCGTCTCCACCTTGTCTACATATCCTAAGTATTTTCATTTGTGTATTTATCTCTTAATTTTTGTAGCCTAGCTTCAAATGTCTTTGAATCTACTCTAATTGATTTATCCCTATCAATCCAATTCAAATGCTTCCCCGAGGTTGGCCCCCATACATTTTCACGAATACATAGCCCGTTATCATCAGTAAATGCTACCAAAGTATCATAACTGAAATAATAGCTATTCCCAAAATTATCCCTGAAAGCCATACTATGATATCCGTAATTATTACTGGAATAATTGCCATAGTTCCATTTTCTTACAATATTAGTATTAAACATTTAGTTCCCTCTCCATATCTATAATTGCCTTTTTAAACTTAGGCAATAACTCGTTCATATATTCATAAAAATTAGTATTAATATCATAATATTTTATTACCCAATTTTTATCATTTTCTGCCGTCATTCTAACTCTTGTAGGCCTTGGATTACCTTCTTCAAATAATTCCACTATTTGAACGTCATATCCTAGTAAGTTAGTGCTTCTTCCGTGTAGCATATTAGCCTCTTTTCTCTTAGGTTATAACCCTAAGCAATAACCCTAATCAAAGGGCTATTGTTTAAAGTTATATTAAACATATGTTGGATCTAGCATTTACTATAGAATAGCTCGACATTAGATATGTTATTCTCAATGATATCCAATACTTCGTCAGATACTTCATATGTGTTTACTTTGATAACATCATCATTAATAATATAATCGATATGGTCATTTTGAAGATTAAATTCTTTTTTGAAATCCTCAAATTCGTCATGTGATGATATTATATCATTTCTGTTCTGTTTCATATTTACCTCTTTTCTTTTTAACATGTAATACATGTATCATGTTTTTATTAAAAAGTATGTCGAAATATTAAAATAATTTAGACATAAATTGTAAACAAATGTAAAGGGATTGGCCCCACATGTATTCAGTAAATGAGGGTTATGTGTAGGGGGGGTTTATTCAATATGTGTTGGGGATATGTTTGTTAGAAAGTAGATTAACAGATTTACACGTAACCCACACTTGCTATACATCTTGAAAATACTGTATTCAATATATGTTCCACATTGTGAACTAATATATATCTAACATATGTGGGTTCTATATCTGATATGTGTTTGATATGTGTAGGCTATGCATGTGGCAGGGGGGCTATGTGTCCCTTATGTATATGCGGTTATGCTAAAATATCGGGATTAGGTTTGAAAGGACATCTGCCCCACATGTATCTAACATATGTGATATACGTGTCGAATATAAATATGTAATATATGTTATATACTGTTCGGGCCACCGATATATAATATCTATTATACACCCCTCTGGCGATTCTGTCAATAAAAAAATAAAAAAATTCTTGACAGATACGATATTTAGGTGTATACTATATAATAGTAGGCTGATTTCAAAGGCCACACACCATCATACACATTCAAGGTAACACAAGGGGCATCACGAACAGCCTATAACCTAATAAAATAAGGATATTTATGCCAAAAAAGAAGTCAACAGTTAACAAAGCAGGTAATTACACCAAGCCCACTATGCGAAAAAACCTATTTAATAGGATAAAAGCAGGTGGAAAAGGGGGTAATCCTGGACAGTGGAGTGCGAGGAAGGCACAAATGTTAGCTGTGGCTTATAAAAAAGCAGGAGGAGGCTACAAATAGAGATAGCTGAAGCTAATAATGGCATTAAAAAAATCTCAAAGAAGTCTTAAAGCATGGGGAAAACAAAAATGGCGAACGAAGTCTGGGAAGCCGTCTTCAAAGACTGGGGAGAGATACTTACCCTCAGCGGCGATAAAGAATTTAAGTCCGCAGGAGTACGCAGCAACGACAAAAGCAAAAAGAAAAGCGACAAAAGAGGGAAAACAATTCGCAAAACAACCAAAAAGAATAGCGAAGAAAACGAGAGCATATAGGAAATATAGCTAGGAGGGGAAAATGAAGGAAAAGGCATTAAAATTTTGGAATGGTCTTAACAAGAAGGGCAAGATAATTGCTATTTTTGCAGTAGCTGCCGTTATTGCAGGTATTATTTGGTCATGAACAAACTAAGAGATTCTAAAGATAAGAAATTTAACGGAATGTCCGATAACAGAAACAATCGGACTTCCGCATTTAAGCTAGATATGGCAAAAGCCGACCTAGATAAAGATGGTAGTCTATCATCTTATGAAAAAACTAGGGGTATGGCCATTCAGAAAGCAATGAAAAAATCATAATGGCATACGGAAGTAAAACAAAAAAGAAACCTAAAGATAAAACTGTTATAATGATAGCAGTAGGTAAAATGAAACCTAAAAAGAATGGCAGAAAAACAAAGTCAAGCAGAAAAAAGAAAAAAGTTTCTTAAAAGGCATGGTCTTTCTAGATTCAATAAAGCAGTTAGGACTACTGAAGGCGGTAAGAAAGGTAAGGTTGCTATTATTGAAAACGGAAAACCTAGACTTATTCGATTCGGGGATGCCTCTATGGGGCATAACTACAGTGCAGAAGCTAGGAAATCATTTAAAGCAAGGCATGGTAAAAATATTGCAAAAGGTCCTACAAGTGCCGCTTATTGGGCTAATAAAGTTCTTTGGTCTGGTTCAGGGGGGAGTAAAAAAAGTCCTCCTAAATCTCAGAAACATGTTAAAGGCCGTAAGTCCTAAAGGAAATGTTTATAAGGCGATTAAGGGAACAGAGTCTGTAGAGATTCTAGAAAACAATAGAGATAGGAGTAAATAATGAAACCAAAAGCAAAAGCAAATGTAAAAAAGGTAGCTGCAGGATTAGGTAAAGCCGTTAAGGCCCACACTGCACAAAGAAAACTTTTAAAGGCAGCTCTTAAAAATGGCGGACCCAAAAAAAGGAAAGGGTAAAAAACCCAAGGGTTCTGGTAGAAGACTATATACGGATGAGAATCCTAGAGATACAGTTAGTATTAAATTTGCAACAGCAAAGGATGCAAAGAATACTGTGGCTAAGGTCCGTAAGGTCAATAAGCCGTATGCTAGGAAGATTCAAATCCTTACAGTTATGGAACAACGTGCAAAAGTTATGGGTAAAAATCAAGTTGTATCTATTGCAAAAAAAGCTAAACTAGATTTAAAAAGGAAACATAATGCCTCTAACAACACAAGGTAAAAGAACCTTAGAAGATTTTACAAGAAGATATGGCCCTAAGAAGGGAAAAAATATTTTTTATGCCATGATTAATGATGGTAAATTAAAAAAGATGGAAGTAGAAAGTAAGCCAACTAAAAAGAAAACAACTAAAAAGAAAAGTTAATTGGCATTTCTAAATCACAACTTACCCACCTTTAATTGCTATATTAGAGATGAGTATATGTATGACCACGAAAAAGGTCATGGAGAGTTTAGCGTCTGTGATGTACACAGCGTAGCTAGTCTAGAGCGAAGGGTTCCTTTGTTTGAATGTTTATTAGAAAATGGTGTGAACTGGACTAGAAGACCTATACATGCATTCTGTTGGAAAAAAGATGCACCTGTACATAAGTTAAATATACATATGTACTGGGATTGTTTTTCACCTTACGTGGATGTCAACAGAAGAAACAGACTAGCTAATTGTAGAGCAGACTTAGTAGACTACAAAGGTGTTTGGAGAAGAGGCACATACATGTTTACTCTAGACTGGGCTTGGGAAAATAAAGCAGGGATGACAGATACAAATTTGTGGACACGTGTTCAAGATGGATGATGGTAATTTCTTTATTTACCCCAACAACAGAATAGTATGGATGGATGATGCTTATATTTCAAACAGACTAAAAAATAATCCAGGATATAAAATAGACCAAACATTTTATACTGTGGAAAATACTAGGGACACAGAAACTTCTGATGATTCATACATGACAGAGTTTTTAAAAGAAGGAGGGTCTAGTTACGACAGTGGTAAAGGTCATCTTTGAAAATATTTTTTGACCATATCACGGGTAAACTAACCAACCACGATTTAATATATTCTTTAGCATTAGCTACCTTTGAAGAAAAAGAATATTGCCAAGCATTTGAACAAGGGTGGATTCCTTTATCTTGGTATTATACAAGATTAAATGAACTTACTTGGATTAATGCTAGGAACACAAGATTACTACTAAGTAAATTTACGTTTAGTAAAAAACAAAAAAAGACTTTAAGAAAAAAAGATATAAGAGTAAAAATTTATGATAAGTTAGATAATGATTTATTTATAATAGTATCTAATATTTATAAAAAATATATACAATATAAAAAGTTTTATGAAAAAGATTTTGAAGAAGAAAGCGAAGTATTCGATAAAGAAGATTATATAGACTGGAAATACTTTATCTACTACTATAAAGATAAACCAGTTGCATTTACAGAGTTAAAAGTTTTTAATAGCAAACATGTTCTAACAGGCCAGTTTGCGTGGGATTATCAAAATCCAAAATTAGGAATGGGAACTTATGCAACTTTGCACGAAATAGACTGGTCTATAAAAAATAAATGTAAGAAGTATTATTTGTCTTATGGTTACGAAAAATCAAGTGTATACAAATCTAGGTTTGATGGATTTGAATTTTGGAATGGGAGAAGTTGGTTAGGCAATAAAAGTTTGTATAAAAAATTATGCGAATACGATACAGACATTTCAAGCATACATGAATTAAATAGTTATCAAAGAAAATATTTTAAACTTAAATGAGAAGAAAACAAACTGTAGTTACTAATATTGTATCAATACCAAAGAGAACCACTATTGGTCATGGTAAGATTGGAACTAGCACAATGAATAAACACAAAAGACGTTCTTTTAAAAAGTATAGGGGTCAAGGAAGATAATGCCTTTATATTCTTTTAAAAATAAAAAGACGGGAAAGATATGGGATGAAATGTTATCTCTATCAGAAAGAGAAGATTTACTAAAAAATAAACACATAGAACAACTTATATCTGCACCTAGATTAGGATTCATTGAAAGAGTAGAGCATAAAGGTAGAGACCAAATGATAAGTTCTGCTCGTAACAAGATGAGAGAAAGACAGATAGAAGAACAAGTAGGTATTAGAAAGTCTCCTGATTGGCTAAAAGAAAAAACAGAAAGACACTTACAAAAGGTGCGTAATGTTAGTTCCTAGTGATAACAAATCTGTAGATTTAACAGATAAGCAAAAAGATTTTTTAGATGCTTTGTTTGGTGAAGCAAACGGAGACCCAAAGATGGCAGGAGAGATTGCAGGATATTCTCATTATACCATTCCTCTAAAAGCATTAAAGGAAGAGATAATAGATAGAGCAGAACAAGTATTAGCAGCGTTTGCTCCCAAAGCTAGTATGCAAGTTATTAATACTATGGGAATAGAAGAGAGTACAACCCCTGGTGCTAATGTAAGATTAGAAGCTGCAAAACAAGTTTTAGATAGAATAGGATTAGTTAAAAAGGAAAAGATAGATGTTAATGCAAAAGTCGCCCACGGAATCTTCATCCTCCCCCCTAAGAATAACTAGAAGAAGAGTATCTAGACTTATTCCTTTTGGTTACGAGGTATCAGAAGAAAACGATAAACTATTAGTAGAAGTTCCCGAAGAAATGGAATTACTAAATAAAGCTAAAAAGTTTATTGAGAATCATTGTAGTTATAGAGAAACTGCAGAATGGCTATCACATCATTCAGGTAGAAATATTACAGGGATGGGACTAAGAGAAGTATTAAAAAGGAAAATTAATAAAGGGTGGTAGACGAACCTAAACCTAAAAATACTGGAAGAAAGAGAGTAGCTGACTTAAATAAAACTTTAACTATTAAAGAAAAGAAAGCTAAAAAATCTGCACAAGAAAAATTAGCAGATAAGAAAAAAGAATTAGTAAAAGCACAAAAGAATTACTGGGCTACTAAAAATAGTCTCAAAGAAATAGACAAAGTTTTTACAGGTGAAAAGAATCTTATAGAAGAAGATAAGATAGAAGAGACCACACCTAGTATTAGAAATGCTATTAAAGAAAAAGAAGTTATCTTTGAGCCTAATGATGGTCCTCAGACAGAATTTTTAGCAGCATCAGAAAGAGAAGTTTTTTATGGTGGAGCAAGAGGTGGTGGTAAATCATACGCTATGTTAGTTGACCCACTTCGTTATTGTGATAAACAAAAACACAGAGCATTATTAATTAGACGTACAATGCCTGAGTTGAGAGACTTAATAAATCATTC